CGTTAGAATCGTTACAGCAATTAAAATAATCTTTCTGTAAAAAAGAGGGTCTGGGTTCGAATCCCAGCGCAGAGTTGGTCTTCTGTGTGGTGTAATGGTAGCACGTAAAAAGCGATTCTGTTATTTTGCCCTATTCGTATATTGGTATTACTCCTGTTTTGTAATCAGGCTAAGGCAGTTCGATTCTGTCATGGGGCACCATATTGAAGTACATTCATCATTGGTAGTAGACTTCGAGCAACTTGGTTAATAGTTGAGTCTCACTACGAAGCAGCCTAACCAGCGCGATGAAAAGACCCTTTACGTCGAGAGTGTGTTTCAATATGGTGATGTAGCACAGTGGTAGTGCACCTCCTTCATACGGAGATGGTCGTTGGTTCAAATCCAACCATCACCACCAAGCCTCGCCCTTACACATGGCGTATAATGAGATAAGTAGTGTGTAACAAATTTTATGCCTTGTTAACTCAGCGGTAGAGTGTCTCCCTTACAAGGAGAAGGTCGGCGGTTCGATCCCGTCACAAGGTACCATTTTTAGGATGTTTCCCGCAAACATTTTTAACTTTAAGCCAAACAGCAGGTTCGGTTCGATTCCGACTAGTAGTGTAATGGTAGCACAGCCGTCAAAAGTAAAAAAAGCATCCTGTTGTATTTCTCGGGTTAGTTTAGTGGTAAAACTCGTGGTTTGGGACCATGGGTCGGAAGTTCGATTCTTCCACCCGAGACCATTATTGAGATACGTGTTTTCCTAAGTAATAGCATGTGCTACAAAAGGTAATAACATGAGAAATGATATAGAATCGAGAAAAGAAGAAATTCTTGGATGGATAGCAGAGGACAGATCTAAAGCTGAAATAGCTAGACTTCTATCGTGTCGCCTTGGAACACTAGATAATGCCCTAACTAGAATGGGTATCCAGTATAAAGGTAACATGGGATCTAAGGGTAGAAAGATTGACCCTAAGTATCAAACTGCAGAAGAATATGTGAAGAGCAGTTATGTTTCTTCTCATAGATTAAAAAATAAACTTATTAGAGATGGTGTTAAAGAACATCGTTGTGAAGTTTGTAGTGAGAGTGAATGGATGAATAAACCTATTCCGATTGAGTTGGATCATATTGACGGTAATCGTTTTAATAATGATCTAACTAATCTGAGAATTATCTGCCCAAACTGTCACGCACAAACTGATACTTACTCTGGTAAGAATGTAGGTAAGTATGCCTCGGTGGTGGAACGGTTTACACAGCGGTCTTAGAAGCCGTCCCCGAAAGGGTTGAGAGTTCGAATCTCTCCCGAGGCACCAAGTTATTCCGCAGAATCCGAGCTAGGTGCACGGACTTGACTGTTAATCAATGATTAGCTGGGTTCGAACCCCAGATGCGGAGCCAAGATAATGCTGCTTTAGCTCAGTTGGTAGAGCACATCACTAGTAATGATGAGGTCGTCAGTTCGAACCCGACAAGCAGCACCAAAGATTATGATAAACAAAACTAAAATTAAAGATGTATCTCAGATGCTCGCTTTCGTGAGACATATGATACAGGAAGACCCAGTTGGACGAATAAACAAATCTACTGGAACAACAAAAAGTAATGGAGCCCAACATTTGGTTGATATTCATCATCCTTTGTTTAATCCTCTGCTTAATGTAATATGTAGCATTCCTTCTAGTAAGTTTGATATTATTGATGTTTGGACTAATATAAATTATCCAAAAGGTAGCAATAGAAAACATTTTCACGTGGGTGCAGATATTGCTGGATGTTTTTATCTCTATGTTCCAGCTAATTCTGGAGAAATAGAATTTGAAAGTGGCGAAAAGTTTTTACCAGAATCTGGTGATGTTTATTGGTGGGATGCAAGTCTACCACATTGGGTGCATGAAAATACATCTGAAGAAAATAGAATCTCAATAGCATTTAACATAAGATACTGGAAGGAATTAAAATGAGTGACGGTGGTAAAGGCGATAAACGTCGTCCAGAAGATAAAGATAAATGGGACAACGGATACGATGCTATCTGGGGTAACAAAAAGAAAGAAATTTCCGAGGCAGAAGAAAAGCTGACTCGAAATAATGACGAGACCCAAGAGGTCTTACAAAACATGAGTCGATAGTTCCAATTGGCAGAACGATGGTCTCCAAAACCATATGTTGGGGGTTCGAATCCCTCTCGGCTCGCCAAATATGCGGGTATAGTGTTTAACGGCTAGCACGTAAGTCTTCCAAACTCAAAGTTGGGGTTCGAATCCCCATACCCGCTCCAATTTTTTAATGAGGTGAAAAGAGGTGTAATATGCGTAAAATCGATATCGATGAAGTTAAAGCATTCATCGAGGCTCAAAGTCCAGAAACTAAAATCTACATTGGTGGAGATTCTGAACGATTTAATATTGGTAAAGACTGGTATGCAGATTACACACTTGCTGTTGTTGTTCACATTGATGGTAAACACGGCTGCAAGATTTTCGGTGAAGTACAACGTGAACGTGATTACGACCAAAAGAAGAGTCGTCCACGTATGCGTTTGATGAATGAAGTTTACAAGATTGCAGAGTTGTACCAAAAACTACATGACGTTTTGGAAGATCGCGAAGTGGAAGTCCACTTGGACATCAACCCTAACGAAATGCATGGCAGTTCTTGCGTAATCAACGAAGCGACTGGTTACATCCGTGGTATGTGTAACGTGATTCCTTTGGTTAAGCCAAACGCATTCGCTGCATCTTACTGCGCTGATAGAATGAAACACATCTTGTCTAATCGCAAAGCAGCATAAAGTGCTTGACTTGCAAGACTAGATGATGTATAATTTAGTTTGAATTGGGATGATTACAGCATATTAAAATATACTGTCTAAAGAGTAGTCACTGTACGGAGGAAACATCGTAAGATGTCAATTTTGTGACTAGGTTGGAAAAGGCTATTGCATGCTCTTATGCCTCGTGACCCCTATTAGGAGTCAGATAGTTGCGCCCGAATGCGCACCAAGTTACCGTAACTTGTTCGGATATGCCAGTGAACTGGATGATTCTCGTGGGGATATTTAACCGAAAGGTAGCACGATGGTTTAAGTAACCAAAATCACTAGCCCGTTCATCCCGTTATTTTTGTTGACTTTATTGTATGTGTGAAGTATAATAGAGTTTCGTTAGGTTAGGTTCAGCAACAATCCTATCGGTGGCGAAAGCTGCCACATAGAACTGGCTGTGGACACGTTAAGGATTCGTCCTTTCCTCCACTGTCTAATGAGTTTTCGATTTTCTCATGAAAAACAAAAAAGTAGGAAACTAACCTGTTGTTTTTAGGCAAATCTCGCCTGTTATGTGAAAGAAATTTATATGAACACTTTTGTTAATGCCGTTGTTAATCAAGAAGCACGTACCGAAAATGGTATGCTTGCTCGTAAGTCCACTGCCAATGCTCTTGTAGACCTGTTCTTCAAAGCTGGCGCATCACGTGGCAAGAACATCACCAAAGAATTCACTGCTGCTCTAGTAGAAGATCAAGACCTTGCCTTGCGCTTGGCTTTGTGGTTACGTGACGCACGTGGTGGTGCTGGTGAACGTGAATTGTTCCGTCAAATCATGGTTCAATTAGAAAACACTCGTCCAGATCTAGCTGCAAAGTTGCTGGCGAAAGTACCAGAAGTTGGACGTTGGGATGACTTGTTTGTCTTCAAGACTCAACCTCTGAAGGCACAAGCCTACACTATGCTTGGTGACGCTCTGCGTGCCAAGAATGGTTTGGCTGCAAAGTGGACTCCACGTAAAGGTGAGACTGCTCGAGAAATCCGTAAGTTCTTCGGCATGTCGCCAAAGTTCTACCGTAAGTCTTTGGTCGAAATGACTAAAGTGGTTGAACAAAGCATGTGTGCCAAGGAATGGGACGAAATCAACTTCTCTCATGTTCCATCTGTTGCTCACGCACGATACAAAAAGGCTTTTGGACGTAACACTTCAAAGTACGCTGAGTACGTAACTGCGTTGGTAAAGGGTGATGACCCAAAGGTGAAGGTAAATGCTGGTGCAGTGTTCCCATACGATGTGTTGAAGGGTGTTATCGGTTCATACCGTAACAAGTTCAGCGCAAACGAATTGGTAGTTGTGCAAAAGCAATGGGAAGCCATGGAAAACTTCATCGGTGACGCTAACGTGTTACCACTGGTGGACGTTTCTGGTTCAATGTCTTGCCGCGCTGGTGGTGCTGACTCCAAGTCTGTGACTACTTGTATGGATGTTGCGATCTCTCTGGGATTGTACGTTGCTGACAAGAACAAGGGTAAGTTCAAGGATACATTCCTGACTTTCTCTGGCGAACCAGAACTGTTGCACCTGAAGGGTAACATCGTTGAGAAGTGTCAACAAATGTCATCTTCTAACTGGGGTATGAACACTAACTTGGTTAAGGCTATGGACAAGATCCTGTCTACTGCCAAGAATGGTAATGTTCCTCAAGAAGAAATGCCAGAAATGCTGTTGATCATGTCAGACATGCAATTCGATCAATGTGCTCGTTTCGACGACACTGCGATGAAGATGATGTCTCGCAAGTTCGAAGACGCAGGATACGAACTACCAAAGATCGTGTTCTGGAACCTTAACGCTAAGGACAACGTCCCAGTTAAGTACGATACACGTGGTGTGGCTTTGGTATCTGGGTTCAGCCCAGCTATCATGGTAGCGGTTCTTGGTGGCGACACTGAGCAATTCACTCCAGAAGCCATCATGCTGAAGGCATTGATGAATCCACGTTACGACTTGGTTTAACCTAGTCGCTTAGGGGCGGGCGCATTGTCTGGTGTGCGTAATCACCAGACACTATAATTCAATATACTTTTAGTCAAATAGCAGGCATAGCCAGCCGCAGCAAGACCTAGTGAGTTAAGGGGTCATGACCCATACAAGAGTGAGGTAATGGTTACAGAAGGATGACTTCTTCTGGGAGTATATTGAATTATGGTATGTTGGTCTACCTAGGTACTAGGACGATCATGGTGCGATAAGCGAGAAACCTAGAATATCTCCACCAACTATCATATAGCAACACATTGAGCTTGGGAGTCGTACTCCGAGTCGTTTCAGATAATAATAGTCTAGATATGTTAGCACTTCTAGAATAATTGGCAGTGTGTTCCTATATGGTATAAATACATTTATGATTAAAACTGATTTATTCCCCACCCCTATCTGGGAAGTTGAAGTACCAGATATCAATAACTCTCTACTTCTAGACTATGCATACAAAGAGTATGAAAAGTCTGGCAAGCAAATGAGACGCTACCACTCTGACACAGAGCAGAAGAAACATAGCAATTGGTCTTCTGAAGATCTGGACTTACATCAATTACCAGAACTGCATAAATTATTTGCATACTTACATCATTGCGCATCTACTGCGTTGACTGAATTTTCTCCGAAAGAAAATGTAAGACTATTCGCTGGTCCAACATGGTTTAACATTAATCCCAAAGGCACATCTGTCGCCCCACACCAACATCCAGGCTGTGTGTTGGCTGGGGTGTATTACATTAAATCTACTGGTGATACAGCTAATCTAAGATTCATGCATCCAGACAAGGTTAATTCTTGGATGTTCCCTCCGTTCTATTACAAAAATAGAACTAAGTACACAACCCCATTACATACAGTGTCACCATCAGTTGGTAAATTTGTATTGTTCCCTGGAAATTTAATGCATTACGTAGATTCCAATGAGGGTGAAGAAGATAGAGTATCAATAGCTTTTAATTTTATGCAAGGATTCTAATGAAGATCGTCATTGTAGGCGCAGGTACTGCTGGCTGGATAGCAGCTTCTACTTTTAAGAGAAAACACCCAGAAATGGATGTCGTGATTCTGCACGACCCGAATATCAAAACTATGGGTGGTGTTGGAGAAACCTTAGTCTGGAACATGCCAAGTTTCTTTCATGAAGTATTAGGATTAACTGGGTGTAGAGAATGGATGAAACGTTCTCAGGCTACGTTTAAAACTGGTGTTAAGTACCATAATCTTGGTAGGCTTGGATATGAATATGGTAGTTCTTATAGTCCAGATCTATCTGCTGAGTGGCTATACAACCCAGATAAGAAATATGAACAGATGAAATACTTCTTATTCGATAAGAGGCTGTTCAGTGACAAGGGTACACTTCTACAAATTTGGTTAAAGCTAAAGAACGACGGTAAGTATCAAGATCTCATCAAAGACTTTCCTAAAGGGCTATCAGAGATGCACTATTTCTCTGATAACGAAACTTCTATTATTTCTAAAGATGGAGAGTGGCTGACTAATCCATTAATGGGGCACAGTTTCCATTACAATGCAGAAGTTGTTGGTACTGTTATCGGGGACTTGGTAGCGAAGCCTCTTGGTGTTAAAGAAGTACATGGTAATGTTAAGCATGTTGTTAATGGACCACAGGGCATTGATCATCTAGTTTTAGAAAATGGTGATAAAGTAGAAGGTGATCTATTCATCGACTGCAGTGGATTTAAAAAGATCCTAGCTAAGACTCTACCATTCAAATGGAAGTCTAGTGATGAGTATAGTAACAATTCGTCTCTTGTTCGTCCGATGTTCTATGATGGAACAAAAGATAGAGGACGTTATGTTCACAACAGAACTTTCTTCCATGGGCACAAATCTGGTTGGAGTTTTAGTGTCCCACTTCTGCATAGAACTGGTAATGGGTATACATTTAATAGTAGAATAACTCCCGACATCGATGAGATCGCAGATGAGTTCAATGCCTTTCTTGGTCCAAAGAAATCAGATGAGCCAGACTTGCGCCTAATCCAGTGGGAATCTGGATATAATGAAACATTCATGGTTGGTAATTGTATGGTAATGGGACTGGCTCTTGGGTTCATTGATCCATATGCTTCTAATAATTTGGCAGCAACGACTCAGATTCTTACTAGAATTTTCCAGTCTGATTGTTTCGGACAGTACATGAGACAAGAAAGAGACTTGGACAGTGTCAGAAACGAGTTGAATGACTTCAGTAAAAAGATATGGGATCATATCGCATTGCGTGTACAGTATATTTTTAGATGCACTGAACGCGATGACTCTGAATACTGGAGAACATTGAAGCGTGTTGGTATCGAGAGTGGCTTGTATGAACATATTAAAGAATATGTTTCAGATACTGACAGAATGCGTAAGTATGGAACAACATCAATCCTTCATGCTTATTTGTTAGCTGCTGGACGAATCAATTTAGATCTTCCATCCCCGAACATTAACTTAGATGCTGAGACAGAACGATTGTTCGTAGAGTATTTTAAGAACAACATGGCAATTAATGAGCAGAAGGCTAAGAATTCTATGCCAATTGAAGAGTTCTATAAACACTTCTACTCAGATGAATTTCCAAATAAGGATATCTAATGAAAACCTATGATGTGAAAACCTATGACGGAATTGTCTCAGATGATCTGCGATGGAGAGTCTGGCACTATGTGCAAGAGCAACAATTCCATGCCACACGAAAAGATACGAACTACCCAGATCCAGGTACTATCGTTTACTACAAACCTATTGATGGTAAGAAAGAATATCTTGATGAGTCATTACCTTCTGTCAATAATCAATACATACATAGATGTGTGTTTGGTGCCAATGAGTATGAACTTCAAGAGAATCACCCTGTCATTTTAGAATTATGGGAAACTATCAATGAATTTTTCGGTAGACAGTATGTGATTGATGGAGATCCAGAAGGTATTGCTGTCAAACCACCAAGGGTTTCTCGTGTATATGTTAATGCTCAGCCGCAAGAAACTATCAAGAGATCTCACGGCATACATAGAGATACAATTGATTTAGATAATGAGAACAATTTTACATTGATGTACATCGCCAACTTGGAATGGTATCCATCTTGGATGGCAGAAAATGTATTCTACTCTGATGATGAAACTACAGGCGATAACCAGCAGTTTCAAAGAGGACATGGGCAATCTCGTGGCTTCGGTGTTGGATATCCATTCGGTATTGTATCTCCACTTGCTGGAAGGGTAATTGTTTATGATGGCAGAACTCTACACACAACTAAACCAGCTGCGCCTTGGGCTGAGCAGATGAGATATGCAGTAATTTTTAGAATTAGGAAAGTATAATGCCAAAACACGATAAAGCTACAGCAGATGGTAGCGTAACAGTTATCAAATATAATGGTAAGGATGAAGTTCATAACTTGTGGGCTACTCCAATCTCTATCTCAAAACCATTTGATGATGACTTCATGGCACGCCTCAAAGAAGATGTTAAGAGCGTTCTTCCAAGAGCTAAACAAAATCACGTTGATGTGTGGGCACTCCCAGATCTACCAGAGACGATGCTAGAAGTAAAGAAGAAAACTCTAGAAACAGCAGAAGCTATCATGCGTCCAGACGCAGAGATGCCTCTACCACCACTACGTATTGCTAAAGGATATTTCCGCCATACGTTTCCAAACGCCCCTTATCGTATCACACCACACCATCATGGTTCTACGTTAGGTGCTGGTATTTTCTATATTAGTCTTAACAACGCAAATGCTGGATATCTGGTGTTTATTGACCCACGTGGTGGTGTGAACTATACTAATCAATTCTCTGCTTTTAAGAGAATTAAGATTGAAGAAGGTATGATGGTCGTGGCACCTGGATATTTAATCCACTTCGTTGAACCTACAGACTATCAACGTCCAGTTTATGATGCAGAGCGTTTGATGATTGTGAGTAACATTCACAGAATTTACGAAGATCACCTTAAAGTGTTAGAAGAAAACGACCACTATATTACATCAATGGGGCAACTGGAACTATAATGTTCTTCGATCAATATAATGATTTTGTTGAGTTTGATTCCCGCAAGGACAGACCAACAGCACCTGTATCAGTAGAAACTCTGGAGAATCGCTTTGAAGTGATGCTCCCAGAGTGGCTTGTATCTGGTAAAAGAATTCTCGATATCGGTAGTGCTCTCGGTGCTGCTGGTCATTGGTGTCTCAGCAAAGGTGCTATTCAATACACTGGTGTTGAGATCCAAGATAACTATCGAATGTTATCAGATCGTCTGCTTGAGAAATATTGGATTAACTTCAATCTAGTTAAGACACTCGATCAAGTTCATGGTGAATATGATATTGTCATTGCTGCTGGCGTCATCCATGGGTTCTTTGATCCATATGATACACTAAAAACTATTAGCAAATTCAGCAGCTCATATATTTTGATTGAAACAATCTCTGTTGAGAATGATGTTCCAAAAATTATTCTGACTGAACAGAAGATGATCAATCAGAACGATGTGAATAATCCATTCTCTGGGTGGACTTCATTACCAAACCAGTCTGCTCTGAATATTATTATGAGAGAAAATGGATTCGTTATTGATGGTGAACCTCTATTCCCAAGAAGATCTTCAGAACACGATGCATATAATGATGCGAATAAAGATGGTTTACCCATGCGTTATATTGTTCGATACAAAAAGAATGATTCTAAACTGAATAAACTAGAAGATTCTATTGCTTCTAATACTCCAGCAAATGTTCAAATTGGATATAAGAAATTCCCAAAATCAGAAACCAAGTGGGAATTTAATGATGAAGTGGCTTCTCGTTTTCAACAAGAAGCTGTATCTAATATCCCAGACTATGAACGAGTTATTGATCTTTGTATTAGTATCGCAAAAAGAAAACTACAGCATGACGATTTAATAGTTGACATTGGTTCTGCATTAGGACATACTATTGATAAGTTTATTAGTTCTGGGTTCAACTGTACCATGGGTATAGAATCAAGTCAGTCAATGCGTAGTGTTTCTAAATATCCAGAAAGAGTAATACACAATGACAGATTCCCAAACAACATTACCTACCGAATGGCAATGGCCAATTGGACTTTACATTTTATAATTGAGCGTGAGCAATATATTCAAGATGTGTACGATAATCTAACCAATGACGGTATTTTTATCATAACAGATAAGACGCCACAGTCTCAGTTGATTAAAAATCTTTATTATGATTTCAAACGCGCTAATGGTGTTTCTGATGAATACATATATGAGAAGCAACAGAAATTAAAAGGTTATATGCATCTATATTCTATTGAATGGTATATTGAAACTCTAAACAAAGTTGGTTTTAAGAATGTTCAGATTATCAATAGTAATTTGGGTTTTGTTACATTTTATGCGGAGAAGTGATATGGATATGAAAGAAGCGTTTGAGTATCGTTATGGTGTCAAGTGGGATGATTTCCAAGATGCCAATACTAAATTTATGTGGGTAATGGTATGGGAACATGCCAAAGATTATTATACAAGAGGGATTAAAAATGACTGAAGAAATTAAACCAATGACGTTCGCTGATAAATGGCATGCAGAGAAACTTCTAAAGCGTACTAAAAAGAAGGCGCGCAAGCAACTACAACAAAAAGGATTTAGTAAGGGTGAAGCTACTAAATTAGTTAAACAATCTGTGAACCGAATTGCTGCTCGTCCAACTAATCGTGGCGCAGGACGTGGTGGGTAATGATATACGATTTACAATATCTTAGTAAATCAAAATATCTGCCATCTATTACAATTAGACTGGGTAAGACAGTATTAGATTCTGATACTACTGCTGGCTTATCAAAGATAGTTTTGTCAGAAGAACCTAATATTATTAAGAATGTTCGATCAACAGATGAGAATGACGATCAAGAATGGTTAACAGGCAAACTCTGGTCTTATAATTTTCTAGATTTTGATTATCCAGAAGTTAAAACATTTAAGAGTTTTATAAAAGATTCTTATGAAGAATATGCAAGAAGCTGGGGATATGAACCAGAACCTGTTTACGTTCAGTGTTGGGCTAATATTATTCGTAATAATGGCAGACGTATAACCCCACATAATCATGCGAGCGCACATTCAAATGCGCCACATGAATACTCTAATGTTTCTGGTAACATCTGTATCCAAGCAGAGAATACTAAAACTTATTATGAGAACCCATTCTTAAAATATAATTCTATTGGTATTGATAACTTATCTGGAGAACTGTTTATGTTTCCTTCTCATGTGATTCATTGGACTGATACGAATGAATCCGAGAATCCTAGAATTAGCATAGCATTTGACCTAATTACCAAAGAAGTGTATAATATGATTGATAACCATAACTATCGGTTGTTGTAACACTTTAGTTTCCCAGAAATAACCCTACCAACCGTAGGGTTTTCTCAATTTAGTTGTTGACTTTTTGCAAGGTTACTGTATAATAGAGTCATCTGCTTAGGAGAACGAATGAAATACGTGCTGATTACAAAGACTGGTCGAGTGATGTGTTTCTACGTTAAGGCTGTTGCTGAGTTGTATCTCTCCATCAATGGTGGAGTTATCTGTTCTGAACAAATCGAGGAGTTGGTATGAAATATCGTGTGATTGTTAATGGTGTGTCGTTCTATTCAACAGCTACTGCCATCAAACGTGGCGTGGGTGATTCTATCGCTGTAAATGCAGCTGTTCGTCTCTGTGCTGAAGAAATGGGCGACAGTCTTGGTTTGGGTAGAACATTCAACTTCTACGACAACAAAATGAACAAGTCGACTTTCGACGTACAAATTTCAAAGGTAACAAAATGATTCGCTGGATCGAGAACGTAAGTAAGGACGCTGTGCGTAATGGACATCATTTTGATGCTGGTCCAAACGCCATGCTGATCCAGATTGGAGACCCAGCATCTACGTTTCCTGAACCGAAGTACCCTTTCAAAGTGGTGTCTCGACACTTCGAGTTCCTTGATGCTGAGAACGATGGTTCATTCCCAGAGGAATGTCTCATCAGTGATGCAGACGCTCAAGAACTGGTCGACTTGCTCCAACACGCGCTGGACAACTCTATGAATGTAGTGGTTCACTGCCATGCTGGAATCTGTCGTAGTGGTGCTGTGACTGAAGTGGCTACAATGATGGGCTTTACTGCCACTGAACGACTCCGAATCCCGAACATGCTTGTCAAGCACAAGATGATGAAGGTTCTGGGCTTGACTTACGACTCTGATGAGCCATCCCAAGTGGTGAACGGTGTCGTAACCACTGGTGGAATTATCATGCCTGTAGGAGACTGGGAATGATTAAGTTTGAAGTTAGTCCAAGTGGATTGTGGTTTACCAAGTCTCACAAAAACGAAGAAGTTAATCACCTGTTTAGAATTGGTACTACTAAGTTTGATGGGATGAAGATTTATGAAATCATCATCTGGCGTCTAAGAATTGTTTGGGGTTAATATGAAGTGGTACGATTACTTAAAGTCAACCAAAAGTATTAGTTCTGGAGAGGATCTAGCCGACTCTATTGCCCTTATTGTCATCATGGGTTTAATCTGCATGGTTGTCTTTCTCTAAGAACTGTGGTATAATAAAGTTACTGATTAGGAGAAGAGATTATGAGAAAAGGCGAAATGCTCGACAAAATGCTTAACATCGCTGTTAATGCTCACCATGGCCAATTCGACAAGGGTGGAAATCCCTACATTCTCCATCCTCTGAAAGTGATGCACTACCTGAAGTCTGACGACGAAGAACTGATGTGCATGGCTCTTGGCCATGACGTGATTGAAGACACTGACGTGACTTACCAAGACCTACGTGATGCTGGCATCTCTGAGCGAGTTATCAAAGGTCTCCAGTGTCTCACGAAGCAACGTGGCCAGACTTACGAAGAGTACAAGACTGGTGTCTTCTCCAACTACGACGCCATGCGTGTTAAGATGGCTGACTTGCGACACAATACCGATATCCGTCGGTTGAAGGGTGTGACTGAGAAGGACATCGCTCGAATCGCCAAGTACCAAACTTTCTACATGGAAATCAAGGCTCGTGTTGCCTCTTTCGAGAAAATTACTACTTGACTTGCAAGTGATTTTGGAGTAAGATATATAAACAAAGAGTCTGGTAGTCAGACTCTAAAATGAATTCTTAGGAGCTAAGAAAATGAAATCAGGAATCTTCATCGGACGTTTTCAACCCGTCCACCAAGGACATGTCCACGCACTGGGCATTGCCGCTTCTCAAGTAGATAAACTCTACATCCTCGTTGGTTCTGCGAATCAATGTCGATCAATCAAAAACCCTTGGACATTCCAAGAGCGTGTACAGATGTTGCGTAACAAATTGCGTACTGCAAACATCTCCAACTACGAAATTCTCCCACTGAACGACTATCGCTATTCAGATTCTCAATGGATGTCTGACGTGCGTGCCACTGTTGAACACTACGACATGGGTGTTCCAACCTTGTTTGGGCACATGAAAGAAGGTAACAACTATCTTACATGGTTCCCAGATTGGACATTCAAGAGCATTGAATCCCAGTACAATGTAAACGCCACTGCGGTTCGCCAACGCATGTTCGATCTGAAAGATCCAGACATGCCAGCAACTGTTCAAGACGACTACGCATTCTACCAAAAAGAGAAAACAACTTTCGCCAACTATCCGTTCCCAGAGACACTGAACTTCAACTGCTCTGATGCGATTCTGGAATGCCAAGGACACGTGTTGCTTATCCAACGCAAGTTCGCTCCAGGTGCTAGTGCTTGGGCTCTTCCAGGTGGTTTTCGTAACCAACGTGAGACATTCCTCGATTGTGCCATTCGTGAACTGATCGAAGAAACCAACGTGCGAGTCCCAGAGAAAGTTCTGCGTGGCTCTATCGTGAAGACTGAATTGTTCGACGATCCAAGTCGTTCGTTTGGTATTCCCCGAAACACTATGGCTGTGTATATGAGAATCAACCCAAATCCTGATTTCTCGTTGCCACGTGCCAATGGTGCAGACGATGCTGCTTTGTGTAAGTGGGTGCCACTCACTGATGCACTGAATACAATTCAGATGTATGACGACCACAAAGACATCTTGTCAAAAGTAACTGGCGTTAACCCAATGCCAGCATTTTCAAAACTGTAAGATTAGGAGCTAATCATGAAACTCGCAAAAAACATCCTCTTGAACACCGACAGCTACAAAGTTAGCATGTTCAAACAATATCCTGCTGGTACAACTGGCGTTTATTCTTACATCGAATCTCGTGGTGGTCAATACGATCGCACACTGATGTTCGGTCTTCAAGCGTTCATTAAGGAGTATTTACTTGACCCCATCACACAAGCCGACATTGATGTTGCAGATGAGATTCTTACAGCCCACGGCGAGCCATTTAATCGTTCGGGGTGGCAATACATCCTTGATACGCACAAAGGCTATTTACCTCTCGTCATTCGTGCTGTACCTGAAGGCTCTGTGGTGCCTGTCTCGAATGTTCTGGCGACTGTCGAGAACACAGACCCAGAATGTTTCTGGCTGACAACTTATCTTGAGACTGCCTTACTTCGTGCCGTATGGTATGGTACAACTGTGGCAACTCAGTCTTATACTATCAAGCAAGTGATTGCTGAATACTTGGAGAAAACTGGTGACCCTACTCTTATTGATTTTAAGCTGCACGATTTTGGTGCTCGTGGCGTATCTAGCATGGAATCGGCTGCTATCGGCGGAGCAGCTCACCTTGTTAATTTTATGGGCACTGATACTATCTCTGGGATTCTCTGCGCACGAGAATACTACAACGCAGGGATCGCTGGCTTTAGCATTCCTGCCGCAGAACACAGCACAATCACAAGCTGGGGTCGTGAAGGAGAAGTAGATGCATACCGCAACATGCTGAAGCAATTCGGTCGTGAAGGTTCTATCCTTGCTGTTGTTAGTGATAGCTATGACGTGTACAACGCTGCATCAAAACTCTGGGGTGAAGAACTGCGTGACGAAGTGATTGCTTCTGGTGCCACTGTTGTGATTCGTCCTGACTCTGGTGACCCTGTTGTTGTGAACCGTAAATTGATTGAAATTCTTGGAGAGAAATTTGGATACACTACAAACGCAAAGGGCTTCAAAGTTCTTAACAATGTCCGACTTATCCAAGGTGACGGAGTCAATGAGTTGTCCATCCGTTCTATCCTTGGTGCATTCATGGCGATGGGATGGTCAGCCGACAACATTGCCTTCGGTATGGGCGGCGCTCTGCTCCAAATCGTCAACCGAGACACTCAACGATTCGCCATGAAGTGTTCGTCTATCCAGATTGATGGCGTGTGGCAGGACGTTGTAAAAGACCCTGTAACCGACTCTGGAAAGCGTTCTAAAGGCGGTCGAGTGACTCTCTGGCAGTCTGGTGGTGAGTTCGCTTCTGGCGTCCGTCCACCTTCTGGTTGGACTGATCGAGGCTTTGGAGGCTGGACAGAGGCTCTGCAGACCGTGTTCCGTGATGGCCAGATCATCCGTGAATACGACTTCGCAGAGGTTCGAGCCAACGCTAAAAAGTAAACCTTAGGTATTACTTTAATAACCCCACTTCGTGTGGGGTTATTTCATTTAGTTGTTGACACTTTTGCAGATCGGCTGTATAATAACTACAGTTGATTAGGAAAGAAAGACCCAAATGTATACGTTCCAACCCCTCGCTACCATCCCAGCTTGTCACGATGGTTTCGGTATTATCGTTGCTCTGTGTATTCTTATCACCATCGCTGTATTGATGAATGAACCTGAATTGTTCTTTCATTGGTTCTTTGTAGCTACTATCACTTGTGTCCTTGCTTACTTTGTCTCTTATAGCTGGACTGATCAGACTCCAAAGACATTCGTGAATGAGAAGGTTACTGCTACATTCGTCGGGTTCGAAGCTGAAGGCTACAAAGAGCGTTCTGGTAAGAGTTACGTTGATCGCCACTTCACTTACGTAGTGTATAATGTAAATGGTAGTAACGTCTTGCTGTCTGCTAGCACTGGTCAGACTTACCCACAAACTGCAATCCTGTACAAGAACTAAGGAGTTATCATGAGCTATAATACTGCTGAGGAAGCTATTCAAGCTGGCATTGATGCTGGTGGTGTGGATGAGTTTGAAGGAATGAATTGTAACGATTACACCTTTGATGATGAGACATCAGAGTGTGCAGGTTGGGATGGCGTAGATCGTCGTTGTGACTGTGGTAATCGTCGTGTCAGCTGGGAAACTGGTCAATACGATAATGGTAAATTCTACGCATATGGAGTTGCATGGTGATGTTGTCTAGTTTGATATCTCGTCAAGGCAACAAGTGCTACTACTGCAGCTGTGAAATGAATCAGACTAAGAAGTCACCAAATCAAGCGACGGTTGAGCACTTGATTGATAAGTGGTCAAGCCCGAAACACCATAAGATCGAATGTTCGTCTAACCTAGTCGCTGCTTGTTATCAGTGTAACAATAGTCGTGGTGCTGTTCGTAACCGAATCGCCCGTGCCTATTACAAGACACAAGCTGCCAAGAAAAGTATGAAACTTGCGGTGGCGTCTACATCGAGTCGTCAGCTGTACTCTTTGTTTGGTCCAGTACCACAAAACTTATTTGTTATGAAGGAAATTGAAAATGCGTAAACTTGCTACTATTCGTCGTATTGATGAACTGAACCCCATCGAAGGTGCAGATAAAATTGAAGTTGCTGTCATCGGTGGTTGGAAGGTTGTGGCTCAGAAGGGTCTATACAACGTTGGCGACTTGGCTGTGTATTTTGAGATTGACTCATGGATTCCAACCGAGTTGGCACCATTCTTGTCTAAGGGTAAAGAGCCTCGTGAGTTTGAAGGTGTCAAGGGCGAACGCCTAAAGACTATCAAGCTGCGTGGTCAGTTGTCGCAAGGTTTGTTGATGCCTGTTCACAATGATAAGACTGGTACATACCTGATGATTTATACTGATGAAACAGGTGAGTATTCTCTGACTGTCGCTGAAGGTGATGATGTAACTGAAGCACTTGGTATCAAGAAGTGGGAAAAGCCAATGAACGCACAACTTGCTGGTGTGTGTAAGGGTAACTTTCCATCTCTGATTCCAAAGACTGATCAAGAGCGTTGCCAGAACCTGAAGAAAGAAATTGTTGCTGCCAACGAAGCTGGTCTGAAGTTCGAAATCACTGAAAAGCTGGAAGGCTCTTCAATGACTGTGTACCAGATCAAAGGTGAGTTCGGTGTCTGCTCTCGTAACATGGATCTGAAAGAAACCGAAGGTAACTCTTTCTGGGCTACTGCTCGTAAGGATGGTATCCAAGAAAAGATGATGGCTGTTGATGAGTACTGGGACTTCGCTATCCAAGGCGAATTGATTGGACCAGGAATTCAAGGTAACATCTACAATCTCAAGGAATGCGAGTTCCGTGTGTTTGATGTGTACAACATCCGTGCTGGTGAATACATGCTGCCACAAGATCGTCGTCGTCTGATCGAGCAGATGGGTCTGACGCATGCACCTGTGCTTGCACATACTGCTGATATGTACGACACTCTTGGACTGACTGACATTCCACAACTGTTGGCTTTTGCTGAAGGTAAGTCTCTGCTTGGTGATACTGAGCGTGAAGGTATCGTGTTCAAGCAAGTCGATGGTGGTATGTCTTTCAAGGCTATCTCTAACAAGTACCTGCTTGGTGAAAAGTGATTGACTTGTAACGTGGTCTGTAGTATAATTTTGGTATTGATTTAAGGAAATTGAATGTCTCACTTTATTCGTAATGGTAATATGTACTCTGTTGTGTCAGAGGAAGCAATGGATCTGCAGCCTACGTTGCCTGTCGGTAATTACACCGTCAAGCGCAACGAGATGACTGGTCAGTTCTTCTTGGAAATGGTGGACTCGTTCCCTCAAGTTCCAAAGTTGTATGGCAACACAACTCGACACGCAGATCGTATCTTGAATACATTCTTCGATCGCCCTAACTCTACTGGTATTATGCTCAATGGTGAGAAGGGTTCTGGTAAGACTCTGTTGGCCAAGACTCTGTCCATCGAAGCTGCTAAGCAAGGTGTTCCAACTATCATCATCAACGCTGCTTGGACTGGTGATGCCTTCAACAAGTTCATGCAAGACATCGAACAGCCATGTA